TCCTGATCCATTCCCCTTTCCTACTGCCACTTACCATTTACATCAGACGCATGTTGTTGGGAATGCAGCAGGAACTGGCTCAGTAGCTTTTATGCCCAACCCTATACTTTCTGCTATAGATTTAGGAGGCGTCAATGATGTGACTAAGGCTTCTTTGAACACCACATCTTTCACTCGATATTCCACGAACGCAGCTATAACAGCTTATCAGTTATATGGTGCCACAGGACCATCTACTTTAGCTGGTTTGTTGGCAGATTATCGCATAGTTTCATGGGGAATCAAAATTAGCAATTTACAACCTGAACTTTCTGCCACTGGAAAGATCATTGTTGCTATGATTCCACATGGAGACACAATTCCGTCATATAGTGAACTAGTTCAAACCGGAGTGCCAGTCACTTCAGCCACTGTTTTTCCAATTTTTGGCACTACCATTGCAGCTTTGTCATCATCTGCTATACTACAATTACCAACAGCACAAGAGTTTGCTGTCCAGGACTTCTTACATGGAGACTTGGAAGTCAGTGGAATGTATACCAATACTTCATTTTGGCAATTTAAAACTTGCGCCTCCAATCCTGTATCCAGTCTAACAACTTCTAGTGGAGATTCATTTTCTGCACTACAAGCGACAGGGGTACCAAACGCTTGGGGCTACAAAGATTTAACCAGAATGATTGGTGCCTGTTCTGTAGTATTGTATTTTGAAGGCATGCCAGCTACATTCAATTCTATACAAGTAGAAACCATATATCATTTAGAAGGTTCACCACAAATAAACTCTAACACTAATATTACTCCTGTTCCATCATGTGCAGCACAGACTTCAGTCGGTAGTAACTTAGCTGTAGAAAATTCTATGGCCGTTGCTTCTCGTCCCTCGAATGTCTTCACATGGATTACAAAAGGAGCAGACTTCCTTCAAAACACTGCTAATGTTGCAGGTAACATTGCAGTCGGGTCTGCCAAAGTGATAGATTTAGCTTACAAAGTTGCATCCTTAGCAGCTATTGGAGCCTCATACGCTTAAACTTAATAATATATATAAATAAATCAAATAAGATGCATGATTTTATAATCCAC